GTTCATACCTGTTTCGTAAGGGATCTTAACTTGGACTGATTCGAAAGGCTTTGCATAACGAGTCTTCATGATCTTGCAAGCTGCGCGAATACCGCTCACTTCAGTAGTCTTGTTGCCATCTTCATCTTCCTTCAGCTTGAGCTTGCGCATAGCGACAACGATAGACGATGCGTAGATGAAACCTTGTCCACCAGAGATTTTGTCATCTGGATCAAACATGTCTTGCGATGCGTATGTGTGGTTGGTTGCAACCAGACCCAAGTTCAAGTTACCGAACATATTGACGCAGTTACGCACCAATGCGGTCAGCGCCTTAGGCTTACGTCCCATGTCACCCTTCATATCACCAGCATTGAACTGGTTAACGTCAGTTGGTGTCAGCAACATACCCAGAGAGTCGAGAATGAACAAAACCTTAGGACGGTCAAGTTCTGGCATCAACTTGTACTGTGCAACGAACTCGGAGATCATCTTTGCGACGTCGTCGATCATTGCCATGTTGAGCTTCAACAGTTTGTCTTCTGATGTGTCAACGTTGAGAGCATGTAACCACTTTTCATCCAGTGCGTTTTCCGTATCAATAAGAATAGGAAATATGCCGGCCTTTTGTGCGTTGGCAACAAGGTTGCCAGAACAGATAAAGGACTTACCCGCACCGGATTCTCCAGCAAACACAGTTACCTTGCCCAGCGGAATACCGCGGTCGAAGGCGCCAGAGATTAGATAGTTGAGAGCGTAGTTATTAGTGCTTACCCAGTCAGTTGGGTCATTGAATCCTGTGCTAAGTCCTTCAATAGACTTAGTGATAGATTTACGAAATTTCGAGACGTCAAAAGGCTTTGCCATGATTGTTCCTTTGTTTTAGATATTATAGACAGAATAAGGGTAGGCCGTCAAGCACTACCCTTATTATTTGATTAAGCTGATTGCTTACGGTTACGGATCATTGCAAGAATGTCGTCTGCAGACTTGGTAGTCTTAGCAGGAGCAGTTACCACTGGTGCGGTAGCTTCTGGTGCAGCATCATCTTCCCAAGGTTGGGATGGAGCAGCTTCTGCAACTGGTGCAGCCTTTGGTGCTGGACGAGCGATAGGAGCAGCTGGCTTAACGCTTGTGCCTGCACCTTCAGTCGTATCTTCAGCGCCAGCAGCGGCCTTGAAGTTGCTTGGCTTGAAGTATTTGGACCAGCGTTCTGCGTCGTACGGTTGACCGTCAACGGATGCTTCGAACATTTCCTTCATAACTTGCAACTCAACTTCGCCTGGCTTCTTAGGCAAGAATGTTGCCAAGTCGAAAAGACCGTGGGTTTCAATTGCTTCAGCTTCTTCCGAAGTCAAAGCAGTTTCCTTACGGGACCAGCTGGATGTGCTGTAGTCAGCGTAACCACCTTTAGAGGTCTTCTTAACTGTGAAGTCAAGACCTGCAACGTAGTCAGTTGGCAAGTTTTCCAATTCTGGGTCCATCAACGCGGTCTTAACCAAGTTGAAGATTTGTGGGCTGATCATGAAACGACGGATTGGGTTGCCGTCTGGACCCTTGTCGTCAGCGATTGGGTTTTCGTGCACGAAGCCTTGGAAGATGTAAGACTTCTTCTTCCAGTATTTGCGGCCCAATTCTTCCAAGTTAGGGTCCTTGAACCATGGGCGAACTTCTGCCAGGATAGGGCAAACGCTGCCGTCGTTATACATTTCGACGCAAGGGACTTGTACGCGAACAGGCTTGGAGTCTGCTTCGCCTTTGATACCAGCGAATGTCAAATTGATCATCGCCTTCTCTACCCAGAAGTAGGAGTTCTTCGAATTGCCGTCCGGCAAGAAACGAAGTCTGGCTTGTGTGCCTTCAGCGATATTCCAGTGGGGGTAAATTACGTTGTCACCAGCAAATTTGCCTTTGCCGCCTTGACCGTTTTGGGATTGCGCTTGTAGTTTAGCGCGGATTTCTGCGAGAGTAAGTGCCATGATAAATGATTCCTTATATGTTAAATTTAAGTTGGTCTTAGTGTTTGCTTTGATACAAAGCACCACGCTATTTGCATAACGTAGTTCAGTGTAACATAATTATTTATCCTTCTGCGACAGATACGGCGATTTTTTACTCAAAATAAAAGGGCAGTTAGCCCTTTTATTATCGCTTGGTCATTCCTGCCAGATATCGAATCAGCGCCAGTGCGTCTGTACTTTCTGTGGGTATTGCCATTCCATTTGGGTCAGCAACTGGTGCTTGTCCGCCAGGTTGTGGCTGGCCTTGTTGTGGTTGCGGTGGCTGTTCTGGTTGTGGTGCAGGATCAGATTCTAGCTCTTCGTCTGGCATGTCTTGTTTTGGCTCGACTGGCTGTTGAGACAATTCTTCTTCAATGTTGTCAGCAATGTAGCTCATACCATTTTGGCGCATCCAATCCAAAACTGTTTGGCGTGCATCAGTTTCGGCACCCTCAGTGTTAGCTAAATCCGCCATGTGCTCACCTAGACTTTCGTCATCAAAGATTTGCTGTAGCGCCATTGTGGCATCCATACCATCCATACCAACCATTAATGGCTTTTCCATTATTTCCTTCAATGCATCCATTCTTTCGTCGTCGCCTTCGAAAGCGTCTTCAGTCACATTGTGTGCCCAGCTTTCAAACTGGTCGCCCATTGGTGTAGCGACGGACTCTTGTTGCTTCTTGTATGCACGGTACACATACGGTAACGCATCAGTAAACTTTTCGTTATACACTTTCTTTACAAAGCGTTCACGCAATTCATCAACATCGAACTCGTCTTCGATGTCTGACTCAGGTTGATAGCTATCCCTAAACTCAGTATAACCGCGATGACCAGCTAAGTGGTGCAGCTTGTTTTTCAACTCGCTAAAATGTGACACCGCTGCGTCTGCCATTTGTGCTGTCTCAGCGTCCTCGAACTGACGACGTTTTGCTTCTCGAACAAAGTGGCGCATTGCACCCATCTCTGTTACCATTCCTTCAATGCTACGACCAATGTCGTCAGCAATATCCCCGCCTTGGCTACAGTGCATCGCCATTGCTCTTGCGCCGTGTAAGTTTTTAAACGGTAGGAGGCGACGTTCACCTAAGTGATTGTCGAGATAAATTGCTTCAATGTTACGTGAACGAGCACCATGACGCTCTTCATCTACCGCTGTACTGTGCTTAACACGAATCTTAACAGGACCGCATTCCTGGAAAGACATGGTTCGAGTACCATACATCTTGCTTTCCGAAACTGTACCTGTGTCGGAAACGTCTTGACCTGTAAACTTTGCATCTGCTTTAGACTGTTGCTGTATGTCGCGCAAGTCCAATCCGCTCTTGTTAATGTCACGAGCGTCAAAGCTTAGGAAGTTTTGTTTTGCAAACTGGCGAATAATGCGCAAGAAGTTAAACCATTCATCTTGCTGTACATCGTCTAAGTTGTCTGTAATGTTCTTAGAAAAGTAAACTTTCAAGCTGTCACCGTCAACGATACTCATTGTTACATTGCCGAAGTTTTCGCCGTCTTTAGCCACGTAGTCGAAGTTAAAGAAACGAGCCTTCTCTGGGTCGCTTGTACGTTTGGACTTTTCGTCGCCCAGATTCACGTTCTCAAATCGAGTACGGATCTTGTCAAATAAATTCTCTGCTACTTTGTCTAATTCGCGCATAGGTTAACCTGTGTAATAGTGTATTTAGCTTAGAAACCCGTTACCATAATGAAGGGCATTGGGTCAATGTAATCAGATGCATCGTTCATTCTATCGTCTAAGTCAGCATCAAAGCTTTGTAGTGCCTGTGTCATGCGTATAGCTAAGAGCATCGACATAACCAAATCGTCCGTTTCACCCTCTTTAGCCTCGTATGAATTGCCCAATGCCACGAAGGTCTTAAGTTCTGAGATCAGTAACTTAGAGGCAACGTGAAGCTTCTTCTGTTCAATCAAGCTCTTCATCTTAGCACAACCAGCCAATTTAGACTTGTGTGTAGTGTTGAAGCCCTTGCGAGCACGTTTCTGTCCGGGCTTGCTTGGTTCAGTTAGGAAAATACCACGAATGTTCTCTTCCCCAACTTGAGCAATAGCCATTAGCGCAGCTTCACCAAGCGTATTGTTTTCCACGCTGTAGTAAATTTGATTCTCTGTTCCTGTGCACTCGTATAAATGTTGCACGATGTCTACCATAATTTGTGCCTGGCGTTGAATAGGAGTCTTGTTATGATTCCATTCGCCTATCTGCTTTAAGCTTGGTAACTCAAGAACTTGAATACCTGCAGGGTCACCACCAGTTCCAAGAGAAGGGTCCCAAGCTACTGCATACGTAGCATGTGGATCAGGTTTGCCATACCAACGCACTGTGCCTTGCCTTGACGTAGGTTCTATGCCTGCCATCTCAATCAATGTCATTGAATTGATAAGCGTTTCATCATAGATCAAGAACTCGCAACCGTGTTCACGACGGAAACGTTCTTCTCCAATTCGTCCTATTTCATCAGCTTTCCACACTTCGTCACGGTCAGGATGTTCGTCCCAACGAGACTGGTATGCGCGGAATCCGTTCTTGCCAAGAGGTGTTTGAACTCCAAATTCATCAAACGTCTTGTTAGCTTGTTTCCAAATGGTCGCAAACTGGTCTTCGTCTGAGTTAGGTGTAGAAGTGATAATAGCTTTACCACCGGTTGACAGTGTAGGCGAAATGGACGTCCAGAATTCCTTCGCAATGCTTGGTCTAACGAACGCAAACTCGTCACAGTATAGGAGCGAGATAGACATACCCCGTCCTGTTGTTTCTGTCGTTGTTTGCGATACAATACGGGAGCCGTTTTCAAAGTCTATCGAGCCCTTGTTGTACGATGTAGCACCAGCGCGAATATGGTCTGGGCATAGCTCGTAAGCGTATCGAACACGCTGCATAATTTCCTGTGCGCCTGTATATTTGTGTGCGGCTATCAAAATCGTACTATCTGGCACAAACATTGCGTACCTTAATAAATACCCGGCAGCA